CCATAAATGCCAATTCAGTTGGTTCTGTGATGGACTATCTGACCGTCCTAGAAACTTTGATGCATACTTGCACGCGGTAATTGTTACTACTCAAGCGTTGGATCTCCATGATTATGGATTTGATTCAACAAATGGTAGTACACATTACCACACTAAATCAGTTCAACCATATTGGAGTACAACCCTTGAATACATTACATCTATTGACGACCACCATTTCTACAAATGGGGAACAGGTTGAAATTCCTGCTCCTATCATTACAAAGAAAAGATTTTCAACTATGGTTGAAAATAAAGTTAAATCACTTAGTGTAGCGTACATCGAAGCTGTACTTATTATCTGTGAAGAACGAGAATTGCCTCCTGAAGATATTAAGAGGCTATTAAGTCCTGTAATTATAGATAAGATCGAAGCAGAAGCACTTGAAGTTAATTCTATTAAGGGTGGAGGAGCAAGGTTACCTATATGAGTTTACACTACTCAAAGTTTGAACTGATAGAACTACTCGAGATTGGTGTGTATAGTGTTATGTACATGGACAATGAGAATAGAAGACAGTCTAGATGTCTTACTTTAAACCGTGATATAATCGGTGAATTAGATGCTCTCCCTCCTGGTTTTCATAGTGTAATGGAAGCTGCAGACTACAAAGGTGGTAAAGAGGCAATAGCAGCACTTGATATTAATTCTAAAGAATGGCACATATTCTATTTAGAAAATGCAATTAGGATGAAGAAGTACGATGATAATGGAACCTTTTGAAGCGTTTAGATACTACCAGTCTTTGAAGCTGCATTTTGAGCAAGAGTCTTATGATGCACCAAAGTATAATTTTAAAACATCAGTGAAGCCACAATCCTTCTGGAAACGTAAGGATAAATACTTCTTTGCTAAGGTTGGCAGGATGTTTGATACACCACCTGAGCTAATCAATTACTACGCTGCGCACTTTGTTGCAGACAATAATTGGGTTGGCGATATGCTTGGCAATGAACAAGTGTATCGTGATTGGCAAAAAAGAACAGAGTCCATGGGATATAACTTTGAACAAGATCTTGATAAAGTGAATGTTGATAGTTTTGACCAGCTGTTTGAAATCGGCAACCAATATCCAAAGGTTGTAGAATCCTACTTATCAGATGATATAAATATTGAGTCTGTCGTGATACTTAATAAGCTCACGAACTTTATGAGTAGGGCGGACAAAACCATTTCTGATCCAATCTTGTGGCCTAGTGTCTCACGTAAGATTAGAAAATATAGCTTACTTGTTAACATTAATTCAGATAAAATGAAAAAAATTATCTTTAAAGTGTTTACATCTTAAGCGATACGTGTTATAATAGACGTATCACCAAAACAATTAATACACTGCAATATAAAGGAAACATAATATGTCTTTTGCAAACTTAAAACGAAATCGTACTGATATCGCCTCTCTCACCAAAGCTGCTGAAGCTGTTGGTGGTCAAAAAGCATCTTACCAAGATGATCGCTTCTGGAAGCCTACTGTAGATAAAGCTGGTAATGGCTATGCCGTTATTCGTTTCTTACCTGCTGCTGAAGGTGAAGAACTTCCATGGGTTCGCTACTGGGACCATGGTTTTAAAGGTCCAACTGGACAATGGTACATTGAGAATTCTTTGACTACTATTGGTCAAGATGATCCTGTATCAGAAATGAATAGTATTCTTTGGAATACTGGTCGTGATGAAGATAAAGAGATTGCACGTGCTCGTAAGCGCCGCTTACACTATGTGTCAAATATCATGGTAGTATCTGATCCTTCTAATCCAGCAAATGATGGCAAGACTTTCTTGTACACATTCGGTAAGAAGATTTTTGATAAGATCATGGATGTTATGCAGCCACAATTCCAAGATGAAACACCGATTAATCCGTATGACTTCTGGGAAGGTGCTGACTTCAAGCTTAAGATTCAACAGGTTGCGGGATACCGTAACTATGATAAGTCTGAATTCGCTGGTATGAAAGCTTTGTCTGAAGATGATGCTAAACTTGAAGCGATCTATAATACACTATACAGCCTTGCTGAGATTGTAGATCCTAAAAGCTTTAAGACTTATGCGGAACTTAAAGCTAAGTTGAATCGTGTACTTGGCGAAGAAGGTGCTGTCATGACTACTGCTGAAGCGGTATCACTAGACGAACCAACTGCAGCGCCAATGCAACGTGCAGCAGCTGAACCTGTGCCGCAAGCTACGTTTGTACCTCAAACAGCAGCAACAACAGATGATGATGATGATTCGTTATCCTACTTTAATAAGTTAGCTAACGGTTAATAACTGTCGCATACTAAAAGGGAGCTTAATCGCTCCCTTTTTTTAACTTTAATAATGTTATAAAACTTACCTAGCAGATTTCTTTTTTATATCTCCAGGTTGACCAGCTTCACTACCTTGTGCGCTAGGCTTATGAGAATAAACCGTAGTTGTAGTAGCTCCAACAGTCGTAGTATTACCGCTATTAATTGCAGCTTGACCTGCAAAGCCTTTGGCTAAGCTTGCAGCTTCTTTCGCAGCTTGATCTTCTGCTAACTGAGCACCGATCTTTGATGATTGTGCAAAATCATATTCCATAGTATTATCGCCAGTTTCTGGATTAAGTCCGGCGTATTCATAAACGCTGTTTGGAATAGCTTTAGATATTAGGTTTGGTATGTCGTACCAAGGTGCATCAGCCTTAGGCCTTGGTAGAATATTACGTAATATGTCTATAAAGAAGTCTTCCATACTGAAGTTGCTTACTATATCAATACCCTTTGTGAAAACACCTACTATTGAATCAATAAGTCCATCTAAGAAATCATATATCCCTTGTGTCATACTTTTCCACAAGTCAGTGAAACTAAAACTATCGAGAGTATCAGAAGCCTCATCAAATCCAAATTTCTTAAGAACCCATGAGACCATGTCTTTTATTAAGTCCATCGGTACAGTAAACAATGATGTAACAAATCCGTCGAGTGCACCTTTAAGACCAAGGAATAGACCTTCGATAACTCCTGAACCTTCATTGAATCCGTCTAATGCTCCCATGATAGTATCCCATGCAACCATGATAATACCGAGAGGAACAAATGCTTTTCCTAACGTACCAGCGATGGACTTAACAAGACTTCCAAATTTACCAACGTGTGTGCCAATTGTCGTAAAGAAGCTGCGAACCAGCCTGATAGGCTTCATTACTATTTCAGTGATTATGGTTCTTATACGAGTGAAAATAGTTCCTATTCTTGTTCCTACACCTTTCCACGATTCAAATATGCTGTCAGATATAATTTTATAGAAGTTTGCTATTCTTGCTCCAATCTTTGCTAAAGGACCTTCAGCAGATGGAGTTAACTTCATCTTTAGATCATCAAAAAATGCAGCAAGTGCTACACCAATGTTAGTAACCTTAAGAGCCATCCTAGATTTTAAACCTTTAATCGAGGTTTTCCAACCATCTAGCACTGCAGCAAGACTCTTTCGAAATTTAGCTGTAGTGAATAACTTAAAGTATGCCTTTATAGTCTTACCCCAAGCTAGCAACGCTCCTGCAGCAACTCCAATCCCAAGTGCAGCTGCCCCAAGTACTGTGCCCAATCCAGCACCACCACTGTCAGCAGTAAATTTCTCATGCTTTGGATCTTCACCACCTGGCTTTTTTAATGCATTAAGTAGTTCACGATCTTTCTCAAGCTGAGCAAGAGCATTACCTTTCATGAACTCTAGTAATGCATTAATTCCAAATGCAATTTGCGATTGAATATTAAACGCATCAAGACCAGTACTACGAATCTCTTCAAGCGAAAAGAATCCATCTTCTGTGTTTTGCTCTATCGCTTTCGTAGATTTATTCTGTTCTTGCATCTGATCTGTAAGATCAGCTAGCGTAAGTGTTAATGCCATTAGCCTTCACCTTGTGTGATGTTAGTTCTATTTTCTATTCTGCTGCTTTTGACGGTCAGCTTCTTCTTTCAAATATTCTATCAACATAGTAACATACACTTCTCTTTCCCAAGGCACCATATTATCCAATTCACTAAGACTATAATTATGGTGCTGCATCATATTAAAGTTCACTTGAAAAT